CTTTTCAAAGATCACATAAGCCTGCTTAATATCTGCACCACCACCTAATGATCCTGTAGTACGTACACCCATTAAGATAGGATCTATAGTGTGAGCAAAACAAATCTGTTCAGTGTTAAGCTGTGAAGCCTCCTGAAATAGTTTATCATTGCCATTAGTTGGCATGGCTTCTATCTTAGGTAACTGATCCTGTGAGTTTGCAAAGAATGCCACAGCTTTTCCGGCATTAGCAGCCCCTTTCATACGGTCTATAGTTTCCTTAATCATGTGCTTCTCTTCCTCAGACTGTGGTCTCTTAGGAAACATCATAGCAAAAGATGGAAAAATAGAGTTTTGGATATTAGACTTAGCAAAGTACGAAAGCTCACCTGATAAGAAAGCAAAGTTAAGACAGCTTGTATATTGTGGTAGTGAGTAGTGATCCTGCCCTATTGATTTAATTTCATAGCAGTACAACTGCTCATAGTCAGTGTTAGCTATATGGTATGGTTTAATCTCTTGTATGCCTATCCTCCTGGACCAATCATCACAAATAAAATACATCTTCTTATCTGCACTTACTCTTACTTTTTCAGGAGATACATTCTCTATCCTAGTAATCTTTTTGCCTTGGCCATAGCATATCTTAAAGTACACCCTATTGTGGATGATGAGCTGCTTAGTCACTGCCTTTACAATATGCTTTAGATTAATTTTCCTTTCAAAAGTATAAAGCTCTAATTTTTCAACAGTAGTTAGTAGATCAGTTTTAAGTGCAAAGCCACCACCTATCACTGCATTTGTTTTGAAGTCTACTATGGCACCATGTAAGGGGCTAGCGTAGTACATTTGGTTAAGCATACTAGGGTAGAGATTCTCAGCTCCAAAATTAATCCACATATTAGCACTGTACCTACTATCTACATAAGGGAGTGTAAGATTGCCAGGGCCAACAGGCATAAATGGGGTGCTAAAGGATTGATATCCTTCCACCACTTCAGGAGCTGTGCTCTCTTTCTTAAAAAAGTTACTATACCATGCCATAATTAATCGTATATTGAAGTTCCTACAGGCCCACTTACCACCATTCTACCCTCTTCTATCACTACTCCTGTGGATTGTGCAATAGTTAATGGTAGTACATAGGGTACTGAGCTCTGATAAACTTGGTAAATAAATTGCCCCTGCTTTAAAATAATATCTACAGGCTCATTAAGTACAAAAAGATTGTACCGTTCAGGCCATAAGCTAGTATCTGCAGTAGTAAATAACTGAGGCACACTAGCAGTATTCATTTCATTAGTGAACGCAAATAGATAATGAGGGGTGGGTACAGTTGTGACCTCTGTTAAGGTTAGCACTACCTGGTTAATCACTCCCTGCTCAATGTATATCATAACTATATTATATGATGTAAGGCAAATGTTTAGAAATAAAAAAAGCCCCACAATATGCAGGGCTAATTTTAGAGAGGCAGTAGATTAAACTAAACCTAAAGCAGTGTAAGCTGCAAGGCCACCTGTAAGATTTACTTCTAGGGCCAACTGCTCATTTTCAGAAACAGTGGTAACGGTGTACTTAGAACCATCAGCTCTGGCTGTGCCTGAACCCTCACCTGTAGCAGTAAGTTGCATGAAAGGGAAGTACCAATATTTGCCATTAGCATCTAATACTACAGCTGATAAATACTGCTGTCCTGATCCTAAAATTTTAAGAGCATTAGACTTAGCCATCTCACGTCTGTGGAATACTAGGTTAATAGTTTGTGTTACAAAAGTAGAGCCATTGATAAGATCAGCAGCAGTCTCTTCTGTATAGTTTGATGTGTTTCTGCGAATAAAAAAGCTAGTGAATTGTGTAGCAGGTGCAGCAGGTGATAAAGTAATAGCTGTAACTTCGTAATCAGGGTAAGTTGTGTTAGTAGTTACTACATCAATACTATCCTGAGGTACATACCACACCTGGTAAATTCCCCCACTGTTATTGTCGCAAGATTTTTGGATCGACTCTAGGGCCGTGCATAAATTGGGCATGTGTTTAAGTTTTATATAAAGGGGGTTGCCCCCCTCTATGAATTAATATTAAGATCCGAAAACGATATCTGTAGGGTTAACATAGTTAAATCCTACTTTCATATTTGCACGAGTTCTTAAGTAAGGCTCAGCAACAGTATCAGATAAGTTAACCGCTCTCAAGTCAGATGGGTCAGACTCAGCATCAAACAAATAGATAAGATTATCTTTCAATGTGATAACCAAAGTGTCATTAGACATACCTGGACAAAGAACTATTTTAATTCCTAAGTAAGTAAGAGCTAGATCTTGAGTGATATAAGCATTAGTGTTACCTGAAGCTACACCTAAACGGTAGATATTAACTAATTGAGTTGGTAAGTAGATACGTAAATCAGCAGTACGAGATGCAATGTTAGCAGGTACTAAAGCAAATGCAGCCTCTAAGTCAGTTAATAACTGAGCAAAAGTAGGAGCTGGTGTCATAGCGTAAGGGATAACAGCAATATCACCTGCAAGTTGTACCTCATAACCATCGCATAAAGAAAGTGGGTTAGCAGGAAGTAAAGAGCTATCACCTTGCCATCTCAATGATTCAATAGATCCATTGATAGAGTTAGCCATCTCACTCCAGTAGAAGTTCATAAAGTTAGCTACAGTGAAATCACCGTTTGAACCTTGAGCCATTTGTAAAGATACAAAAGACTGCTCTAATTCAAACTGACAAATCTGAGCCATTGCAGATAGAGCACATACACTCATAATCTTTGCAGATAAAGTATCTGTAGGTGCAGTAAAAGCACAGTTAGAAGGCTGTAGGATGTCACCAAAAGTAACAGCTCCTAGAGCTACTTCAAATTTCACTGATGGTAAAGTACGAAAGTTATCTACGATATCAGATGATCCTAAATAAGCCTGTGCATAGAATGCCTCAGCATTAGGTGTTAATTGAGCATTAGCTCCATTGTTTAAGTCAAATCTTAGTTTTCTCATTTTGTTGTTATTTGTTATTGTTAAATTTAATAAAGTTACTTAGTCTTTGTTGTACGCTTAAAGCTACAACCTCTTCTACCACATCCTCTTCACTATCTACAGCTAGAGCCTCTTCTAATTGGGCTTTAAGATCTGCTATCATAGCTACTATGTTATTCACTTCTGCATCTAATGCAGGCTTAACTATTGCTAGTATTGCCTCAGCATCTAATACAGGATCTACAGCCATAGTCTCTTCCTCTACTACTTCCTCCTCTTCTACTACTGTATCTTCTAGGGCTACCTCTTCTGTGGTCTCCTCTAGTTCAACATCACGTATCTCAATAATCTCACCGCCTTTTACAACATAGATCTTATCCTCAATAGTGTGTTCTCCATCAGGTAATTTGTTCATATTTATATCTGTTTTTAATTGTGTTACCTCTTTTAATTTCATACCTAAGTATCCCTCTATTGAGAATCCTACCTGATCATTATCTACTAGATGGTTATAGTACTCTACATCAGTTACCTGTGCTGTTACCATTAGTGTACCTGTAGGTACCTCTATACCAAAACTAGAATATGCTTTATCTTTAGTAGGGTTATCTACTATCCATGCCTCAAGTACATAAGCTGGAACCGTCTCAGTAGTATCATGCTCTAGATTAAACAGGTCCTTATTAGACATGTCTTTCATAAACTTAGAATGGATTTTCTCTATCTCTTCCTTAGTAAACTTAACATAGTACTCTTTGCCATCCTCATCATCTTTACGATAGATCTCCATAGGTATAAGAGCAGGTGCTACTATTCTATATTTTACAGCATCCTTAAACACCATAGGCTTAACCTGAGAATTGAAAGCCATCCCCATTACTTTGATAGCAGGAGTGGATGTAAAAGCTATTTGTTCTATCCCTAAATCCTCCCCATTTTCAGAGTATTCAGGATCTATAGTAATTTTGTAAATAGGTAAATTATCTTTTGCCATACCTATATTATATTATTTGTATATTTGTAAAAAAAATTAACTATGATAACTATTTTAGGTAGGGAGATCCCTAACAGATTAGATGAGCTAACCATCGAACAGTTTGAGAATATCACTGAGCTTAGCAATAACAAAGAGATAGATCCTATCGACAGGCATCTGCAGATATTCGCTAGCTTAGGCATCCCTGAAAAGGAGTTCTTTGATTATGATGTGGCTGATTTTATTGATCTTGTTAAAGAATTTAATTCAGCACCAAAGATAGAGTATCCTACCATTGAAACATTAGAGGTGGAAGGGTATAACTATACAGCTAAAATGAAGTTAACAGTGCGAGATACTAAGCTCATTGAGAAGATAGCCATAAACAAGCCTAAAGGATACGTATCTGAGATAGCAGCTATCATGTTTAAGAGGGATGATCTTACACCTGCTGAACACTATGCAGATGCACACATCAAACATAAGGCTAACCTGTTTAAAAAACTTACAGCAGATATAGCCATTCCGTACCTTATGTTTATTGCAACCAAAATTAATCATCAAGTAGATGCTGGACCAGACACCCCTACAGATATCCCTGCCGAAGCAGTGGAGTGATGTAACTGTAGAGCAGTTTATAGAGATAGCTAAAATAGATAAGAGCTTAGGGGCTTGGTATTATAATAGTGAGGTGCTGTATATTCTTACCGGTGAGGATATAGATGACATGGATATAGATGAGTGCACTAGGATAGTCTCTAAGTTTAAGTGGGCCCTATCACAACCATCCACTAAATATAAGCATGAGCTCTTAGGGATGCAAATCAAACCATTAGCGAAGCTGTGCCTATTTGAGTATATAGACTTAGACTATTACTTCACTGAAAATTATGTTTACAATATAGATAAGATATGTGCTATCCTGTTTAGGAAGTCTAAGCTCAATGAATGGGATGAGGTAATCTTAGAGCCTTATGAGTATGATATTAGTGCTAGAGCTGAGCTGTTCTTAGATCTACCCATCACAGATGTCTATGGTCTTATCAATGAGTTTCTAAAGTTTAGAGATAATTTTCTAAAGGTATATGCTAATCTATTTGGTGAGCAGGATGAGGAGCTAAGTGATGAGGAGAAAGCAAAGCTAACACCTGAAGAGAAAGCAGAGGAGGAGGATGAGAAAAAAAATAGTAAGTGGAGCTGGGAGAGGATGATATACGGGCTCACAAATAACGACATCACAAAGAGTGAAGCTGTAGGAGCCTTACCCCTTACCTATGTATTCAATATGCTAGGGATGAAAAAAGAATTAGACATCTAAGGGGAAGCCCTGGTTAAAGTCGGGTGGTGCAAAGAGTGCTTCAAATGTATATACTAGTTTTTGATTTTTTTCTAATACTGCTACAGCTTCTAGCAATGGATATGTTTTTAAAAGCCATTCAGTATACTGAGAATATATTTCAGCAGTGATACCTGCTTCTGCTAAGGCAATAGTAAATTGAGATACGAAATCTCTAGGGGCTATACTACCCCCATTAGGACCATAAGCATTAGCAGTTTGTGGCACCCCATTATTTAAAAAGATAAAGTAATAAGCTGCTACTATTTGTATCTCTAATTTTTCAAATCCTGTAATCTTTGCATTGATACGTATACTATTGACTAGAGTTCCCTCACTATACTCCCCTAATTCATTATCTACTATACGCTTAAGTAAAGCAGCCATCCTCCTACGGGTAGGATACAGCACATTAAATTCTCCATTTTTTGCGTATGCCATCTTAGTAAGTCATTAAATTTAGCCTTGTTATTGTAGTACTTTCTGTTAAAGTAGAATTTTGTACTGCTGCTATAAGGTAGTAAGGTGTGGCAAGTGTATAATTTATGTTAGTCATCGGTGCTGATGAAAGGTCTGTAGAAATACCATTAGTAGGTACGTAGCATTGAAGTGAGCTTATAGTGATATAAATATCTCTAGCCACCCTTTGCATAAGTCCTGATCCTGTCATGTTTGCACCTTGAGCTATCTGAGTAGCACCCACTAAAGTATTGGTAGTGTTAATATAGAATCTTATGTTACTTGTACCTGTGCCTCCTATCTTACGAACCTGTGCTCTTAGCTGTAATACTTTAGTAGCTACTAATGTGTTAGCAGGGATAAGGATAGATGCACTGATAGTATTAGTTGTAGAATTGTTTACTAATATCCCTGCATTATCTCCTACTGTTGTATATGGGCTAGAGCCACCACTAGCACCTGCAATTATCTGAGCTCCTGTGATAGTGTTATTAACTTCCACCCCACCTATGATAGAGGTGCAGTCTAGTAAATCAGTTGCCTGTAAGTTGCCTATATGTGCTGGAGCTGTTTGCCTCCAATTACCCCACCATCCCATAACTTATCTTGTTGTATTTTTCCATGCCTCAATAACATTGAGTGAATTTCTACTACCTCCTAAAGTTACTACTATATCCTCCATGTAGTTATTAGATCTACGAGCATCACCTCCTGCAGCTTCTAAGATATCAAACATTAAGCACTTAGATCTATTAATATCAACTCCATAGTATTCAGCTATGCCTATCAGTAGGCTAGTATTATCGTAACCTGTTACCCCTAAATTATCTGCTATTTCTTGTATTAAATTATTTGCCATAACTATATTAGATTAGTAAAGTAAAATGTTTAGATTGGCACAGCACAATCAGTCCAGTCATTAACTGTTAGTGTAATACTCATCTGATACCCTGCAGCATAATCTAGTAGATCATTATTAAGGGGTGAGAAGGTAGGCACTCCTACCACATCAAAGCTATAGTCAGTGCTATCCATATAGTAGATGTACAAATCATTAAGGATCTGTTGAGTATCACTAAGAATAGTTATGATGTTAGCTCTATCCTTTTGTATTATATCATAGCAGTAAATATCAAAGGTAAACTCAGTAGTATTTTCTGTAGGGATAACACCACTAGGTACGATATACACCAGGGGATACTTCTCATTTTGAGTAGCAAAGTTATATAACTGTTCTTTGAAATCACTACCCACCTTAAAGACTTGTTTATGAGCTGTATAGAATGCAATGATGTGGTTTGTTATGGCTTGTAGACTGTTCATAGTTCTGCATTTTTATTGATCATGTTTATTTTTTTCTGTACATTGGTTATCTGAGTTTCACTAACTACAGCTGTTACCATCATATTACCACCACCGCTAGAACTGCTCACACCTCCTGCACTTACTGTACTTGAATTGTTACCCTGTCCAAATAGTTGTGCAGCCTGTGGTATCATACTAGCAGTATTACCACCACCTGATGCACCACCTCCTCCACCACCACCGCCTGCTGATACAGGTGTAGATGGGGCTGTCAATAGTTGCTTAGCCTTAGCTATGTTAGTAGCTATCTGTATGATACCTGATGCAAATTGTGCAATACCTGCAGCACCTGCTGTTACACCATTCAATGCATTAGACTGTGATGCTGCTACCAAAGCACTAATAGCCTTAGCAGTATCTATACCTATCTGCACTAATGCACTTGCCTTGTTAAATTTGGCTAGCTTCTCCTGGTCTTTGATTAGCATCCCTCCTATATCAGTAATGCCTTTAGTAATATCATTAGCTAGGGTGAGCTTAGCATCCCTTTCAGCTGCTGCATCTTCTATCCTTTTGGTAGCTCCATCTTTCTCTATCTGAGTTAATGCA